CGGGCATGTATGTGTCCTCCCCTGGACGGCTTCATTTCACGCTCGCGGGGACTGACGCTCTCCATATGAACGAGTACGGCATGTACTTAGCCAGAACGGTTTACGGCGTAGACGGCACATCGTCGTACCCTGGGTTTTCGTTCAACAGCGCCCCCAACACGGGCTTTTATCTCGTAGCGGCTGGCACTTCAGGCGTGGCGGGCGACCTACAGGTTGACGGCTATATGCAGGCCGCGACGTTCCGCATTACGTCGCCTCCAGAAACGTCCGCGCAGCCAAATACTTATGTAGATGCGACGGGCTACCTGTTTCGCACAGATTGGACACCTAGCCGCATGGCGTTCGCACCATCGAAACTGACTCGGGACTCTGACGTGCTGGAGCGTGCCGAGACAGCCACGCTGCCACCCGAGATCAAAACAGACGAGGACGGTAATCAGACGAACACGGCAGAGGTCGAAGCGCACGACACTGTGGAACTGTTCGACGTGGTGACCGCTTTGCTGGCGAAAGTGAAGCAACTGTCCGCTGAGATCGAAGAACTGAAGAAGGGGGCTTGATATGGGTTTGTGGTTGAAGCAAGATGACGGCAGCCTGGTCGAGGTCAGCGGTGGCGGTGGTGGCGGCACGTTCGATGGCGATCATGTGTTGACGGGTGATCCTTCTGATCCTGCTGTAGTCGAGTCGGTTGATGAGGGCCAGCTTCTTTACGATGGGGTTGAGAGCGACGGGTCGGGTGGGGGCCCACACGACCACGACGACTATTTACCGTTAACAGGCGGCACGCTGACGGGCGACCTGACGATGGCAGGCAACGTCGGTTTTAAGATCAGTAGCTCAAACGCTCCTGGGCGTGGGGTAGGCGAGCTTAAAGCTGGTAATGGTGCAAGTTTGCGTATTTACAGCGAAAGTGACGCCACCCTCGCAAACAGAATCCTGGTAATCGGGACGGTGCTCGACATTGACCCAGGTTGCCTGCTGCTGGCGCGTGGGGAAGCGGATATTAAAGGCGACCTAAAGGTTGGCGGCACGATCAACGGGACGTTGGCGTTCGGCATTGCTCCCAACATCGACACCGCTGACGTGCTGGACCGTGCCGAAACAGCCGCCATGCCCGTCGTTGATGACAAGAGCGTGGCAACGACCGACGCAGACGTTGAAAGCATCACGGTCAACGAAGTGGTGACCGCTCTGTTGGCGAAGATCAAAGAGCTTTCGGCTCGCATCGAAACACTGGAAGGCTCCTGATGGGTTTGTGGCTAAAACAAGACGGCGAACTAGTCCCAGTCAGCGGTGGCAGCACTGGCGCAGACGGCAAAGGTTGGACGGGCGGCACCTACGACCCAGCAACAGGCACCGTCACGTTCACGTCCGATGACGGTTTAGAGTTCACGACAGGCGACTTGCGTGGCGCTGACGGCATCGACGGGCTCGACGGGACCATGTGGCATGTCGGTTCGGGTGATCCTGCATCAACGCTGGGTGACCCTGGCGACTATTACCTTGATGGCGAGGCGGGCTGGGTGTGGGTGAAGCGCACCGATACGTCATGGACGAACCTGTATGTGAATCTGACTGGCCCTCCTGGCGAGGGTGCGGGCGAGCACGACCACGATTACGCAGCGACGGGCCACACGCATTCGTACTCACCGACAAGTCACACGCACGACAAGGTTGGCGGTCTTGGTCTTGCTGGCGTAGCTGTCCCGCCATCGGGCGCTCAGATCGTTCGCTCGGGCACCAATGGCTACACCTATCTCGGGTGGCTGAACACGGTGTCGGGAGCGACCACAGGCACCCCGACACGGATCTACACGAACAGCGGCGGCTCCGATTCGTTTGTGCGGTACATGACGCCAGCAAACTTTCGTGCCAAAGTCACGGATGGCTCGTATTCGGCAACGGGTCACGGTCATTCGTATCTGCCGTTGTCGGGCGGCTCGGTGACAGGCAACGTGTCTTTCAGGGCTGGCACATCAGCGGTATTCTACGATAACTACAACAACTTGGGCTCTATCTGGCACGGCCGCGCATCAAACAATCAGTATGCTTTAGTTGTTAGAAGCAGCGCGTCAGCAGTCGAGCTGCAGGCGGGCGGCGCGAACAGAGCCGTTTACGCGTCGAACACAGGGCTTTGGGCTCCAGGCGTATACGCAACGACAACCGCTGCAGGCAACCATGTTCGCGTCACCAACGCCAACGGCGGCATACAGCGTTCCACCAACTCGCGGGCTCACCTGAAACAAATCGAACCTGCACGACGGTCCGCTGTCAACAGCGTGCTGGATTTGGAACCCGTTTGGTATCGCTCAAACTGTGAAGGTGATAACCCTGATCTTTCGTTCTACGGATTCATTTCGGAGGACGTTGCCGAAGTTGACGAACGGTTTGTGAACTTCACCGAAAACGAAGATGGCGTGCTGGAACCAGGAGATGTCAACTATGGGGCGATCACAGCGCTGCTTGTTTCGGTGGTTAAGGAGCAACGCGATCAGATTGCTGAACTGACAGCGCGACTCGAGCAACTGGAGGCGTGATGCAGGAGTGGGATGATCCGGTTGACGACTACTCGCTTGAGTCGCTGTTTCGCGAGTCGGAGTTCCGCAAGATCCAGGTGCTGAATTCAACCATCCCTGACGAGCATCTTGTCGGCTTCCTGCATTTTTGCGAGGAGTACGTCCACATTCGCCACCCAGAGTTCGGTCGCATCAAGTTTGTTCCGTTCGAAGCGCAGGTGGAGGCGATGCAATCGTGGTTGTCGAACCGCTACGCTCTGGTGCTCAAGGCTCGCCAGATTGGGTTCTCGACGCTGGTTGCCATCTATGCTCTGTGGCAGGCGGCGTTCCACGCCGACCGGCCGATTCTAATGCTGTCTCGCACCGAGCGTGAGGCCATCAAGCTATTACAGAAGACGAAGTATGCCCTCCAGTTTCTGCCCGAGTGGATGCGGGAGCGTTTTGGTCCGTACTCGATGACGCAGACCAAGATTGAGTTTTCTAACGGCTCTTACATTGAGTCGCTGCCGTCGGCTTCCGATCCGGCCCGTGGCGAGTCGGCGTACCTGATCATCGTTGATGAGCTCGCTTTTCTCCAGAATTCTGAGGAGGCGTGGTCGGCGATTGAGCCGGTGGCCGACGTTGGTGGCCGGGTGATTATGCTCTCGACGGCGAACGGTGAGGGCAACCTGTTCCACAAACTGTGGGTTGAGGCGACCGCCGGCAATAACCGATTCGACCCCCTGTTTTTCCCGTGGTCGGCGGCGGATCGCGACCAGGCGTGGTATGACGCCAAGGCGTCCGACCTCCCCGAGTGGCAGCTCGCCCAGGAGTATCCGTCCGACGCCGAGGAGGCGTTCTTGAAGTCGGGTCGTCCAGTGTTTGACTTGAAGCTGTTGCGGGAGATTGACACCTCCGACCCGCTCGCTCGAGGCTTCTTGAACGACAGGGGCGAGTTCGTCCCCAACGGCGGGGAGTTGGGCGTCTGGGAGCATCCGGTCCCCGACGAGAAGTATGTGATTGGTGCTGACGTGGCCCAGGGTTTTGAGCACGGCGACTTTTCGGTGGCGCACGTCATTGCGTGCCGGTCGGCGAAGGTGGTGGCGGTTTGGCATGGGCGCATTGATCCCGACTTGTTTGGCGACGAGGTGTTGGCGCGGTTAGGCAATTTTTACAACCAGGCGCTTGTGGGGGTGGAGTCAAATCAGCATGGGCTGACGACGCTCAAGTCGCTGCAAAAGGCCAAGTATTTCCCGATCTACTACGAGCGGTCACCGAAGTACAAGAAGAGCGTGCCGACCGACGTGCTCGGTTTTCGCACTTCGCAGGTGTCGAAGCCGCTCATTATTGACGGCTTGCAGAAGGCGATCCGCGAGGGGCTTGAGGTTCCCGACGAGCACACGGTCGCCGAGCTCAAGACGTTTATCCGCAAGTCGAATACAAAGATGGAGGGGTCGCCGTACGATGATCGGACGATGGCGTTGGCGAACGCTAACGAGATGCGGTGCTACGTCTTCTTCGCTGAGTTCACTCCTGACAAGACTCCGCAGCCAGGAACCTTCCGGTTTTGGGAGAAGCGACTGTACGGCGAGACGTTTGACGAGCTTCTGGCGAACGGCCC